GGACATCTCGACCAGACCGTCGAAAGACGAATTGACAGAGCGTCCTGTAACGATTGCCGATCCGGTCAGATAAGTGTCGCCAGAAGTATCACCCTCTGGATATAGATTCAGCGTGACCTCTGCACCGATTGTCAATGCGCCTTGACCTGTAGTGTCGGTCTCATCCCAAAAAACATCAACAGAACCGCTGAAGGAAGTCAGGCTTGGTTTGTAGGTGCGGGCAGTATCGCCCATCGTCGTGTCTTCTAGGGTGTCCGCGCTCTCCTCAATTGAGAAAGAGCGGATTTCTGCAATGGCGTTAGAACCGACCTTCACGGTCCCTTCGCTGCCGGTATGTGTAGCCATAGGAGCCTCCTGTTATCTGGCCGTTTCAACGTCACCGATAGTAGTAACATATCGGATCGTATATGTTAAGCGAGCCACGCCCACAGGACGCTCTGCATCGCCATCAAAGTCAATCTCGGTACTGGTCAAGACACTATCCTTCACAAGACTATTCAGCGTGTAATCCGCCGCGATGGTCTCTTCGATCTGAACGCACAAGGCATCCACATCATCGTCAAAGGTATCAGTCACCCGCACATAGGCGTCAATCACAAGGCTGAGATCGCGCGCAAGCGTCCTCACCCCCATGGTCTGCAAGCCTGACGCCTCAGAGCCGCTGTAAACGGTCACAGCGGGCAACCTGGCTTCCGTGAGTGGATACACCCGAGACGCATAGACACCGCCTGTGGCAAGCGTCACACCGCTTGTCAAGATGCTTTCCACGCGGTCTCGGATTTGCTTGCGAATGTGAGCCATCAGACCTTTTCCAACTGGACCGTTGTCACGCCCGTGCCGTCATGAACCCAAGCCTTGATGTCATAGGTCACCGCATTAATGACCATCTGTTGATCCTCGGCGATGCTCGGCACGTCAGCCGTGCGGCAGGTCAGCCGAGGTTGTTCCTGATGCACCTGAACGTAACCGCCGGCGTCAACAGGAACAGTCTCGTTGTCGAAGATGCCGTAAATCGTGCCGCCGTCATATGTGACGGCGACAGCAAACTCATCCACCAGCAAGATGGATGCTAGATCGTCATTCAGCGGCAGGGGCATCTTTTGCCTTGCGACCCCGCTTCTTGGGTGCGCTGTCTTCCGTCAGGCCGACAGCACGATCTTCAACAACAGGTTCAGCCCTGGGCGCGGAGGTTTGCTCAACGCGGCCCATCGAAATCAAAATGTTCCCCTCGCTGGCGGGAAGCTGAATGACATCGCCAGCCGTGCGACGTTCGCCGCCAGCCACGCAATTCTTCAAGACCAGATAGTGGTGCATGGTTTTCTCCAGTTCAGAATTGGGGGGACTGGAGAAGCCCCCCCAAGTGAGCGTCATCAGGCGCCGTCGTTGTTGAAGGCGAAGCTGACCGCGTGGCGGACGGCAACGTCAACAGTTTGCAGCGCAACGATGCGAACCGTGCCGCTGGTCGATGCAGTGTACGGATCGACGGTGATGTCGAGACCGCCATACATGCCGATCAGCAGGTCCGAGAAGTTGCCGAAGTACAGGTCACCAGCGGTGACTTGGTTCGACACAATGGCGCGGTAGCCGTTCATTGAGCCATCAGGCGCGACAACGAACTGGCCCGAACCAGAGTCCTTCACGGTGGTCTTCAGAGCGCCGTACATGCTGGCAGGCAGGATGTACGCGAGGTTGCCCATGAGGGCGTTGTCCTCGGCAACGGCGGTCTCCATTGCGACGACCTCGGCGAAGGTCGGGTTTGCCGCCGCGAACGATGTCGGAGCGTTGATGCCCGAGGTGTTCTTGATGCCGGTCGGTTGACCGGACGAACCAGAACCCTGAAGCGCACCGTTGTCAATCGCCAGTGCGAGGCCAGTCGAGAGGTCGTTGCGGACCAGTGCCTCAATGTCGAGGCTCGACTGCATCATCATCAAGCGAGTGATGTCGGTGAACGCGCCGAGTGACTTCGGCGACATGGTGACCTGACCAAAGGTCGGCTCGGACTCGGACGATGCGCCGCCCTCGGTCGAGATCCAGCCTGCGGTCGAAGCTGCGGTCTTCTTGGGGATTTTGACATCGCCAACAAGGCCGGTCAGCATGGTCGCGCCTGCCTGCATCACCGACGATGCGTTCCGCAGAACGTCGATGAAGTCACCGCCGCGATAGTCCTCGGCAACCATTGCCGAATCGTCGGTGGTGTTCAGGTCACGCTTCGACCACGAACGGCGAACGTCGGCAGGGATGTAGAGACCCTGCGGATCGATGCCGTCACGCTTTGCAGCTTCAGCAGCAGCTTCAAACTCGAACTCGGCAGCAGCGCGAGCGCCACGGTCGGACGGGTTAGCCATTGCGCGGATCGCACGCATCAGCGAGAAGTTGCGGACTTCCTTCTTGGAAAGGCCGATGGCGCTGTCGTCCAGCGGCTTCGAGCCGATCACGTCCAGAAGCTGACCCCGGAACTCAGCCAGCGAGGTGCCATTCTTGACAGCTTCGTCAGCCATTTCGCGCTTGTTGTGCTTGGCAGCGAGACGATAGATCTCGCCGGTTTCTTTGGCGGCGGCGCGGGCAGCTTCGGCCTTCACCGCTTCCACATCAATTTTAACTTCATCAGTCATTGTGGTCTCCATTCTTGGAGTGGCAGGGATTGGTTTAGCGGGTGAAGTCTCTGAGGAACGCCCCACGCCGACGGTCCTGTCTGCGGGGATGCTGACCACTGAGGCCTCCATAACTGACCACGAAGTCACACGGTAGCGATCCGATCCTTCGCGATCCATTTTGTTGACTGCATAGCCAACAGAGATGTTGGAACGGATGCCGTCCACAACATCTGCATAGATCTCGCTCGCAAGAACGCCTTTTCCAAAGCGAACCGTTCCCCGGAGACGACGGGTAGCAGAGTCAAGTTCTACACCTTCCACCACGCCGATCTGCTGGCGTGGGTCATGATCAAGCAGCAAGGGCATCCGCCCAGAACGGGCAAACTCAAGGTCAATGCTGGCCTCGCTGTGATCCAGAATTTCTGCGCCGAAAGAACGCTCCACCGGCTCCTCGCTGGAGATGGCGATCCGAACGCGGCGGTTCTGTTCGTCGATGATGTCCGCGCTGCCGTCCATAGAGCGCGTCTTCATGTCATCGCGGCTGAAGCGGTCGTTCAATTCGGCCTCGGTGGAGATGTCAGGCTCCTCGCCCGCATCAACATCAACAAGCGCGGCGGTTTCCTCGCCCACGTTCAGTTCTTCCGGTTCTGCACGCTGTTCAGACATCTCAGCCCCCTCGGTTGCTTCGGGGATCATATCATCTTTTTCATCGGTTTGCACTGCGCTTTCCTCCGAGCCGATTGCAGGCTCAAACTTCTGGGCGGTGAAGTTGTTTCGATCCAGCCAATCCTTGGCCTCAGAAACGCTGTATTCGTCAGCGTCAAACCGAATGGACTGAATTTCGCTCTGGCCGTCCCACAGGCCAATGATGAAATCAATGCCAGCACCGCCTTCATCGTTCATGCGGCGGAAGTCATCGTATTTCTCAGGATCGCGGATGCGGGCAGCATGTTCGTTGGGATACGGACGCTCTTCATAGCCGCGATCATTGTCCATGCTGGCGATCTTGTCGCGCGCCCAAGACTGACCTGCGTCACCGGCCCACAAGGCCCACGCGATGCGCCCATTCGACGGGTAGCCATCTTCGCCGGGGCGGAAGCCCTCGGCTTCTTTGTCCACCTCATGGCGGCTGAAGAAGCTGTGCATCCGCTTGACGGTGCTTTCCGACAGTTCCTTGCCGTTGACGATGTCGCGGGCGCGGGCAATGCCGACCTCGGTGCCGCCACGGCCAAACTCGCGCCGCCAGTCAAGGCCGCGCTGGGCCTCTTCTTTCATGCCATCAGTCGGTTTGTACGACATCTTCACCTCCTGCGTCAGCCGGTACAGGCAGCTTATCACCGAACGGCTCATAGGCCATCGTCAGGCCGTACTGCGCCGCGCTTTCCTTGTCCCGCAAGATCTGGGCAAAGGTCTCATCAGCATCGCGCCCATAGTTCGCCGCAATATCGCTGTGGCTCAGAATGCCGTTCTGCAAGCCAACGACTGCCGCGTTGATCTCCTTCAGCGGATCAACCCACTGGAATCCACGCGGACGGAACGTGAAGCTGCGTGAGAATTTCTCATACTTGCCCGCCCCGGTGATCGGCGTCAGAGCGTTATCAACCACATGCTCCAGCCACACCCGGTAGAGTGGGTCCAATAAGTGATCCACCATGAACGCCTGAAGCGTGCGGTAGAAATCCCGCTCTTCCAGTGCGCCCTGCCGAATTGACGAATAGCTGGTGCCTTCGAGATCGTTCGCCAGCGACGTGTAGCTGACACCCAAGCCGCCAGCGATCCCACGCAATATGCTCTTCTCGAAATCAGCGAAAGCCGTGGTTGGGTGACTTGGATCAAAAGGGGTAAAATTTACCCCCGCTGGTAGCTGGTGAAACGTGCCTGCCTCGGCGTCATAGATCGGAGATCCCGTGCCGTTCTCGCCCTCATAACCATCGGCAACAAAGTCATCACCGGCTGGGCTGGTGAAGAAGCCCATCTTGGACGCAGCCGTGCGCGCGGCAACAAGTTCCGCCTCACGATAGCCATGCAGCATCTTCAGCGCCGAGATCGCAGCCGTTGACCACGGCACGCCGCGCGTCTGCCCCGCCCGCTCCTGGCGGTAGATGTGCATGATCTCGGACGCAGGCACACGCGCCCGCTTGGTGCCTTTCGCCAGCGTTGTGTAGTCGTAATCGCCGGGATGATTCAGCAGAATGTGATAGGCAACAGGGCGGCGGTATTCATCCAGTTCGACGCCCATGCGGACATCGTTGCCGTTGCGATACCGCTCGTTCATCTCCTCATCAACGCGATCAGGCTCAATGATCTGGATCGCGATTTGATGTCGGAAAGCACGGTTTTTGACGATCCGCAGGAATACCTCACCGTCACGCGCCATGCCGGTGATGACATGGTTTTCCAAGTCAATCAGGCTCATCTTGCCGTCAACAGTCGGCCCGCCAAGGCGGCTGAACTCAGCCCAAGCGGCCTCAATCATCTGACTGCCAGGCACATCCTGGGTGCCATCGGCATTCGCCGCACGCACCTGAAGCCGAAAGCCGTTATTGCCGACAACATTTGTGCGCAGAAGCTGCAAATAGCGACGGAAGTATTCGTTGTTGCGCTCCAAATCCCGCGATCTGTTGCGCAGTTCGTTCAGCGCCCAGCGGATCTCGCTGTCGGCGCTGCGGTTGCTGCCCGTGAAATCAGCGAAAAGCCGCCCTCTGGCGGCGGCGGCATAGTTCCGTTTCTGGATACCCTTGGGCTTCGCGGGCTTTTTGAAGATGTCCAGAAGACCCATCAGCGGAACCTCACTTTAATTGTGGAGCCGTTCGTCTTGCCGCGCTTCACCTTCTCACGGTTTTCATGCTTCACCACCTCGGCGCGATACCGATCACGCGCTGCAAGCAGTTCATCAAACGACATCTTGGTCAGCGAGCGGCCCGCAATGCTGTAGCTGCTGACATCGCTGTCAGCTTTGCCTTCAAGGATCGACTCAATCTTGTCGATCATAATCTCCGCATGAATGCGAGGATCAGCTTGGTTGTTGTCCATGTCAGGAATGGCTTCGAGGTCGCCCAAATCAACGACAATTCGATTTCCTGATGATGTTTGCGTGATCTCAAGCTGCCAGTGATACCTACCCGGCTCGAATGCTGCGGACGTGGCGCTGTCTACCGTGAACAGGTAGTAGTCATCGCCGCTTGGCTCAGTCGCAGGCAGCTTGATCTCGCTGGCACCACCGCCAGTGATGCGCGCAACATATTCCGCAGAGTGTGCGCTGGGCGGATAATCCACTGCGATGTCGGATCGCTTCCACTGAATGAAGTCGCCAACGACAATCTCAAGCGGCTCACCTTCCGGGGAGTTCGCTGCGTCAAACAGATTGGCCATTATTTGTATCCATGCACAAAGCTGCTTCTACGGGGAACGGACGGGCGGCGCGGGGCGGACTTCTCCGGGGCCGATGGTATCACATTTTGTGCTCTTCTGTAAACAACTTCCAAGTTGATGTTCAAGATGGCCAATGCAGCGGTGGCGTAAACGCGGCAATCCAGCGCTTCGTTGCGCGTCCTGATCTTCACCCACTCGCGCCTGGGTCTGCCCTTGAAATACTTGGTGACCTTCTTCTCGGCGGTCAGCATTCGGTAGTATTCTTCGTGCCGACCAACCGGGAAGTGGCAATACCCCTCGCCCTCTTCTACGATCTTCAGCCGAGAATAGATCAGTTCCTTCGCCGTGTCGGTGCCGACCGGAAACAGATTGATCTTGCCGATGTTGTTTTTCGTCGGCCTGCCAGCAATCGGCTTGCCCTCGCCACCAACACCCTTGATAGCAAAGACCTTTCGGCCCGCCCGAGCGCGGCAATAGTTGTAAACTTGCTGCGTGTAGTGGCCACCGGAGTCAACGCAGGCCGATCTGATGACCATCTCGCCGTGCGTCGGATGCACGAACTTCTGTTGCAGGATCTGGTCTAGCTGCATCCACAGATCGGCGGTTGATGGATCGCCATAGGCTGTTTGATAGTCAATCGACCAGCTTTCCTCACCTCGGCCCCAGCCGACGATCTCGATCTCCAAGCGGTCATCCTGCACGTCAACGCCAGCCGTCAGCAACAGCACCTCATCTGGCAGTTCACCGCCCCAGTCCTCGGCCCGCTGCATCAGATCGTGATCGTCAACTTGCTCGCCTTGGTCCTCCCATGTCTCGCCCAAGAAGGTGTTCACCCACGTCTTCAAACGCATTGGGTCGCGTTTGGACGCCAAAAAGTCGCGCACGCTGTCCTCCAGCGGCATCCAAGGCGAATAAAGGCCGCTCAGGTGGAATCCAGCCGTCTTGCCGTCGCCCTCGGACGTGGCTTTCCACTTGCCGCACCTGATCGCTCGGTATCGCTTCGCATCCGACCAGCAAGAGCCGCAATGCTCGCACACATAGGTGGCCGTCGCGGGCTTGTCCTGTTCCCACTGCACATTCGCCCAGCGCAGCACCTGTTCTTCCTCGCAATCGGGGCATGACACAAAATACTTGCGCTGATCGCTCTCCAGATACGCCTGTTCAATTCGGCTGTGGCCGCGCTCTGTCGGCGTGCTGACCAGAATGATCTTCCGATTCCAGAATGTGGTGGATCGCTTCTTGGCCAGCGACACCGGATCGCCCTCGGTGCCTGCCGATGGAGGGTAGCGATCCACCTCATCGCACATGATCATTCGACAAGGCCGAGATGCCAGCGAGGATGGGCTGTTGGCACCGCAGGCCGTCACATGACCGCCGGGAAAGACCTTGTGCAAAGTGGTGTTGCCGCTGTCGCGCGACCTCGGATCTTTGATCTTGTTGGCCAGCACAGGCGTATCACGCACCGCCGGGGCAAGCCGATCCTTAGACCACGTCTGCGCCATCTCCAAGGTCGGCTGCACAACCAACATCGGCGCAGGATCTTGGTGAATGTGATAACCCACAACATTGTTGATCAGTTCCGTCTTGCCGATCTGCGCAGCCGTCATCAGCACGACCGTCTCAATGCTCGGATCGCTGACCGCATCCATCATCCCGCGCTGGTACTCGGCGCGGCTGGTTGACCACTTACCAGCCTCCGCGCTGCTTTCGCTGGACAACTGCCGATACCGATCCGCCCACTGGCTGACCGACAGCCTTGGCGGAGGCTTCAGCGATGTCCTGATCGCCTCGGCGATCCGCGCCTCAAGCCTCTTCGCTTGTGCCGCCCTGATTGTATCCGACCAGTTCATTCAATGCCTCGACAATCGCATCCTCAATCAGCGCCTGCACCTCGCGCACCGTCGCCGATGCGTGCGCCTCCGGTGCCACCTTCGTCGGAACAGCCAGCAAGCGCGTGCGCGCCTTAGTCAACTGGTTTTCGATCTGCTTGGCAACGTCCTCAATGTAGACAAGATCGCCGCGCTCGACCGCATTCTCCATTTCCTTCGCGTCGGCCTGTTCCTTGGCAAGGCGGGCGCGCTCGGCTGACAGGTCCAGATCGCCAACCTTGTACCGGCCAGCGGCGATCTCGCGGATGTGCAGGATGTATTCCCGCCGCGCCTGTTCAAGATCGTATTGACCGCGACCCCTCTTGGTGATTACAC